AAAACTGGTAAGAGAGTTTTTATAAAAGCTGTAGATGAAGCTGGTAAAGTTACAAGTAATCAAATTAAAAACTACACAGCCCAGTTGGTATCATCTAAAGGTTTGAAACGTTTAGCGCAGAAGGGTGCTCTTGCTGAGATTGCTGCAGTCACTACTGTGGAAGCTGCTGTAAGTGTTGGCATGGAATATCTGTACCAAGACGGGTTGATAGACCTAGGCGTACGGGATGACTACGATAAGTTTGCAATGGGTATTGCAGCCCTGGGTGCTACTGCTATTGGTGCGGTACAAGCAGGTAAGGTTGTACTTCGTGGTAGCTCTGATGTAGCTGCACCATCTGTCACTGTAAAAGAGCCAAGTGCTGAAGGTGTACTAGATGATCTTGCTAAGTCTATTGAAGAATATACAAATGCCCTAGTACCAAAGACTGGTAGTTGGAAGAATAAAGTTAAAGGTGGTGTAGAACTCAAAGACCTAGACACTGACTTCTTTGTTGATCTGTTGCTAGGTCACGTTGATGATGAAGGTAATGTTGTGCTGAAAGGTATGGCTCAGATTGCCCAAGAACGTGGGCTAAGATACACTAAGCGTGGTGATGGTGATCTGTACAGCAACTGGATAGCTGACCTAATTAAACAATCAGATCCAACTGAGATCAAGCAGTTTATCAAAGCCTTTGAAAAGTCTACAGGTAATAAATTAAAACAAGCTAAGACCCTAACTGTTGAAGATTTTGCAAACACTTTTGCAGCTAAGATGAACGGCGCTGCTAGAGTACTGAATGCAGCATCACAGGGTGCAAAGCTTAATGGTCTATCTGCCAAAGACTTTGAGATTGCACAGATGATTAATACTGCACTGGACTTAGGACTTTTAGATAAGCCCAAAGATCCCTTTGCATCAAGTCTTTCAGACAAGTTACCAGAGTTCATACGTACTAATCAAAACAGACTTATCAGGTTACTCGTATCTAACCCATCAACCAGTGCACTTAACATGATTGGTTGGGGTGCTAATGCAGGTATCAACGCTGTGTCTGATATAGCACTGATGACTTTACATGCAGGAAGAGGTACACTTGCTAAAGCTATTGGCATGGAAAAGGCTGGAGAAAAGTCTTACAAGATTGCTAGAACACTCTTCGAGTCCAATGCATTTCGCATGAGACTCTTGCTTGATCCTGATATGACTCATGCTGCATTTGAGTCTGCACTTACACGTAACACTGAAGCATTACAAACACTGGCTACCACATTACCAGGTGGTATTGATAACGTAACACGGTTAGTTACAGACGGTAAGTTTACCCCTAACCAAAAACTATTTGGTCAGTATACTGACGATACTGTTGACTTAATTCAAACTTTATCGTTTGTTAAAGCACAAGATAGCTTCACTAAGTCTCAAGAGTTTATCTTCCAGATGGACAAAGAACTTAGACTTGTAACTGGTAAAGGTTGGTCAGAGTTTTACAACTGGGAAGATGCAGCTAAGTTTATGGCTACAAAAGAGTATGCCCAGATGGAAGCTAGGGCTGTAGACAAAACATTAGAATCTATCTTTAGTAAGTCTTATAAAGGTCCAGGACTTGTTGGTGAAGTTGCTGCAGTTATTGAAGATGCTAGAAACATTCCTGGTGTAGGTCTGCTTATCCCATTTGGTAGGTTCTTTAACAACACTGTAGACTTTGGACTACAAGCAACTGGACTTTCTATTGCGGGTAAAGCCGTAGGTAAGTACAGTAACAAAAGTTATAGTGAGTTGTTTACTAAAGCTGCAGTATCCTGGGGTATGGCATCAGCTATGGTTCAAAAAGAAAGTGAAAACCGTAAGGCTGGCCTAGGTTTGTTTCAAGAATCTATCGGTGGTGAAGTTGTAACTCGTCAGTACGACTACCCAGTTTCATTCTTTAAGGCTTGGGCAAGGATTGGTTCCTACTACATGGATGGAGAAGAGCCACCTACAGAAGTACTTCAACAAATTGCTAGAGACTTTACACTTGAAGGCGTCCTCAGAAACCTAGATCAAAGTCAACAAGATGTAACTGCTATCTTCTTCCACATGTTCCAAGGAGATATGAAAGAGTCTTGGAGGGCTTTTGGTAAATCTATGGGTGGACTTGTTTCACAACAAGCCGCAGCGGCTACACGTTTTATCGAACCTGTAAACACACTGGCTGGTATTGCTAGAGGTGAACAAGCTAGACCTATTGATCGTTATCAAGGAAGCAAATTCTACAATGACTCTGCTCGTTATGTTGACAATATTATTCCACTGTTTACTGGTGAACCAGTCGGTGAGACACTTAAGCAAGCTGCAACAGGAGAAGCTGATATTACATCTACAAAGTCATTAGGTGTAAGAACTATAAGGCTTACTGATACCCAGCGTGTTATGAACATGTTAGGCTACGAGCAGTTTAATATTAATGCTGCACGACAAGTCAGAATGAAAGCTCCTGAGTCTGCTAACGAGTACAATGGTATTCTGTTTGATGTCATCGAGGCAAAGTCTTCTGCTCTGATGGACAGTAAAGCATTTAGAAACATGCCACTTGATAGACAAAGGTTGTACTGGGAAACAGAAATATTACCTGAAGCTAAAGAGTTGGCTAAGAGCTTTTTGTACTTACAGTACTCAGGTCCACTAGATACTATCGACCTCCAGTATGAGTTAGCTGGTAAGTATAATAACAAAAAACTTGATGAAGCTATAGAAGAACTAAACTTCCAAGGCGATATTGGCGATATGACTAGAGGAGAACTGTATGTCCTCAAAGAATATCTTTCTACAGTAGATCAGATAGAACTTCTGAAAGTTCCTGCGGAGGTTGGAGCAGGTCAGTACGGTAGGTAAAATAAAAGGGGGCATCAAGCCCCCCTCTTTTTATGTATCATCATCTAGCATATAGTCTGCCCAATCATATGCTTGTCGTTTTATTTCTCGCATATTGTTACTCGCCCTTGCCCCTGCCAATAGACCACTTAAAGCCTGACCCGCCAAGTAGATTCTTGCAGTCAGGCTTTTTGTTGTAGGAGCTTTACGCTTTTGCTGAGTAAACTTTTTTGCTTCTTTCTCTAAGCTCTCTTTCAATTACTAGCTCCTTGTTTTTGAAGTAGGCTTTGTTAAAACCCATCTCCCAATCCCTGTTATCTTTCGTATTAACCTGGTAGGGATTACCCAAGTTACCTTTAAGGAAAGCTTGATAGCCTTCGTTAAATGGTTTCATTGTTTGCTTTGATGCTGTATAAGTGCTTCTAGGTACCATCTTGCTTTCTTCAAATCCTCTAGACCATTTTTATAACGCCACCGATGTAAGTACTTCGCAACGTTACCCCGATAATAACCGATAAGCTCATCGTCTGTCAAGATGTCTTTGATGTAATCAATACATTCAATGTCACCTTGACCATAATGAGGAGGCTTGTTTACGTTATCTGTCATAGTATAATCAACTCCGCTTCTGTGTATGGAATGTGAAAGAACAACTCACCTGGTCTGATGTATCTACCCTTTGCTTCACCAAGACTTTCCTGGGTTAGTAAGAAGTCTCGGATACGCCAAGCTTGCTTGAGATCTTTACGAAAGACGTAGAAGTTAAGTACTCCGTTCTCACCCTGATACTTATCAAGTAGGCGTTGCTTACGTTCTGGAATACGTATCTCTCTCCAGTGTGTCGGCCAGTCACCATCCCAAGCTACCTTGACCTCAGCCTCATTGAAGTATGTGTAGCCATGTTTTTGAGAGACAACATCTACGTGGTAGTTTTCTTCAGTGTTGACTAGTACATGTCCTTTCTTTGTAAGGTACTGTGTCAAAGCATCCTTAGCTTGTGAATCGTATGCTTCGTACAGTGCTCTATTAAACGCTTTTCTGACGGGCTTGCCCATGTTCAAGGTACTCCTTAAGTTCTGTGTACCCACCAATGTGAGACCCCGAAGGGCTAAAGATCTGAGGTACTGTGGTAATACTAGAACGTTTTAAAAGGTAAAGCAACCACGAACTAGATTTAGATTGGATATTATATTCGGTGTATTGTAAGTTAGCCCCTTTCAATAAAGCCTTAGCTTGATCACAAAAGTTACATTGATTACGAGTGATCATTACGTACATCTTGTCTCCATTTCAATTCGTACAACAGTTTCTTTTGTTCGTAGTCAGACATGATCATCCAGTCACGTATCTCATCTACGGTTCGTAAACACCCTGCGCAGTATCCATCTTCTATTCGACAGACCTTTACGCAGGGTGAAGGTGTAGACCCTAAACTAGGTCTACGATTTCGCATGAGTCACCAGAACAAGCCATAGTTTGCATTGCCACAGTGT